GTGTTCAGTTCCTGTCCAAAACGAAACCGTGAGGATGCAGGTTAATAAGTAACTATGCACGGGAGATCACCTGTGCTCGCTTACTAGTTACTGTCGTAGGGGTGGTGATCACCACTCCTCGCTTACTATTCCTTGAAGATTTGGTTACTACTTTCTTCCGTTCTATCCCTGCTTTTTCACGATTAAGTAAAAATTTGTGGACAAACGGACGTCCGGAACACATACGTATCAAGCTACGATACGCCCCACTATCCTCTAGTTTGACTTTGTCAGCAACTTTTTCAAGAGTTGTAACAGAGCCAGACATTGGATCGTAGGCTGGTCAGTAAGAATAACCGTGTGTGCTATGGATCGACATTCTAATGGCTCGTGCAAATCAGTCGCAATACATGAATTCATGGATTGCTACAATGATTATTGTATTAAAGATCATTCCTTGTCATGTAGAACATAGAAAGAAGCTTAGTACTACTATTACTGAACGGAGATCTGTTTCTTTACGTATTGTTAAAACACGTAAGAACTCAAGAATCCGTCACCTAATAATAAGTACCAGGCCTGTAACTACTTTTTGAAGTTGTATTAAGAACCTCACGAATAGATTTGGAATAATAGGTACTACTACTGCAATATAGGAGTACATGAAATTCATTAATGGATGAACAATGGGCCAATCACTTCTAGTCTCAGGTAGACGGAAAGAACAATCTTCCCAAGACTGTCAATTAGGTACGTAAGTCCAAGGAATCCTTACCAGGACACCAAGGTACCTACCTAGTTCAAAAAGTTCCCGTTTAAATGTATGGATAGCTTCTTTAATTGTCGGTTCCTCGTCCGTCTTCACTCAGCGTAATATCATATGAGAAGGTTTAATTCAAAACTTCCAATATGTAGCAGCGGCGATGAATTGGGAACGCCAGAAACCATCAAAGAAAGAACCAAACATTCATTCAGTAACTTTTTTATCTAGGTATCATAATCCACTTCTCGGTCCAATTGCCATAAGTACCCTAATGCGCACTCTAACCAATGTGCTATAAGAGTTGTCTGTTGGTAATGCTTCAGGATCAACCCGAACCGTTACGAACTTACCGTCTTTCTTGATCCTCTTTTGAAAGAAGAGTTTCATGACAAGACGCTCTAAAGCCGTAAAGTTAATAAGTGGCAATGCACGAGCTCCGTCAGCGCTTCTCTTTCAGTTTCTGTAATTAGCGTAATCCACCACACCAACCTTGTTAAGTAAAGCTCTCGCTTTCTTCTCAAGTCTGAATAAGGGGAAACGTTTAACTACTAACTCATAGATAATAGATGGCAGGAACTCTACATTTCGCATAAAGAGTAATATGTTTTTGGCACCAAGTGGAGATATGTTGTAACCATTGATAGTTCAAAGTTGTTTAGCGAACTCCAATACCGTTCCATCGAAGCCTTTTATCGGATTAATCTTCATACCCAATTGCATAAAGATATCACGATAGTACTTCGCCACCTTATCGTGTGCAAGAGCACCGTCATCCCCAAGTACTGCATAAAGTAGTTTCTTAGGATTGACACCTGCTTGAATTGAAGCAACCCTAACAATCACATGGTGTGTTAGAGCTAGACATGCAAATGAGCTGTATGCCCCCATCGGTTGTCCCACAGTATATTTAATGGTTTCCCCTTTGAGGTCTCATTCACGGTCCAGTACTAGTTTTCAAATAGTACCTTCAAACCCAAGGATATTCAGGATTTGCTCTTGTAGAACAACAGGAAGGCGGTCCGTCGCAGCAGAAAGATCCATTGATTGCAGTCTCTTTCCTCCAGTTTTGACAGTACATTTTACACCCAAACTTTTAAGCAATGCTATAATAGGTTTGGATTGGTCATTAGTACCGTCTTGAGGAATTTTCCCCAAGAAGGCATAAATGTCGTCATGTAGAGGTCTTAGGAGTACTTGCGTTCATCAATCGGTAATTCCAATCAGACGACGTTTTCCCCGAGCCTCTTCTAGGACCGCTATGCGGCCTAGTCAAGGTTTATGTCCTATAAAATAGAACATAATAGCCACGGGTAGAAGTAGAACAGAACTAAAAACAAAGGTGTTTAAAAGCACCCAGTATCCACGTGAATAACACATTAAAAAATACTGAATGTAACTCCTTGGTCTTAGCATTCACCCAAGCAAGTCTATCCCAATACCAAGTATTGCTAGGTTAGCGTTTGGACCAGCCTTTTGTGAAAATTGAAAGATACTAGGTTTAGATTTAAACAAAGTACCCTTCTTACCATTCCATCCCATAGATTTCAAAGCTGCTTCAATGGATTTGGCTGGAAGTGTCGCACACCTACCCGTAAAAGGGTCTGTGATTGTCGACTTCTTCACCTCAGACCATTCAGGAGAAGTAGCTCGAAAGAATGAGAGGGCAGTAAGCAACAATTTAAACAAAACAAGGTCCCCTCTGGATAAAGATCCAGATGCAATTCCCTGTTTCACACGAAGGCAGAGTGCTTTTATCCTGATTGGTAAACACACTGGCAATCCTGCAAACGAAGAAAGAGAACGTTTCCCTCTATGGGTCTTCACCCATATGGAGTCAGACGCAGTAAACCTGTTACGTTCATCTACATAACAGACTACAAGTCGTAAGACCTCAGATCAATAAGTGATAGTAAAAGTAATACCAGACAGTTTCCACATCTTCATTATAGGTCCTAGTAACCTTCTGTAACCAGGTCACTTCTTCTCAGAAGAGATCCGATCTCGAAGGAACAGATTTTCTATTACCGTCATGTACCTAGGTAATTCTGTATATTTCATCCACTGCTGAGAAGCAATTCTCTCCCCACGTAGATCCTTTTTAGGATATCATACGAAAGGATGCAATAGACAAACTAAACAGACAATTACAAGTAACATGTCCGATAATAGACCTATATTTAAGAACATGAAAATGTTTGTAGCTTCTAATTTGTATTTAAAATGAACAGAGTATAATATTTCACATATTATATGCTTCATAAGGGTAAGGATTAGTACCTTACTACTGTTGAAATGTTCGCTGTAAGTATAGGTTAGGAAGTTCTGTCTTCGGCAGGTAAATCCCGTCGGTATCCGTTGTATCTCACTATCGGATCCGTTATATATCGCATTTACAATCTAAATCTTCA